TATTGACCCTATTGGCTCTGCTGCCCTAAAGCGTTTGACTTCACAGTATGTTGACCCTAAGGCTGCTGCGCTACAAAAGCACCTTGATGATTCTCTACACGAGAACGGTTGGACTTGGGGAAGTGTGCCTGTGAACTTTGAGCCTTACTGGTCTTATGGTGCTTTGGATACCGTGCTGACTATGAAACTGTTTGAGCAGTTTTGGGAGAAGTGCGGTCCTGGTCAGATTTACTCTGTGCCTTACGAACTTGAAATGGCTACGCGCAAGATTGCTACTCGTATGGAACTCAACGGTGCTCGCGTCGACCTTGACTACTCACAAAAGAAGTTTGACGAACTAAACGACTACGGTGCTCGCGTTCGTCAGTGGGGGTTTGAAACTTACGGTGGCTCTATCACAAGCAATATTCAATTGGTTCGTATGTTTGAGAAACTTGGTGCCGACATTACGGAGACCACTCCGTCAGGTCAAAAGTCGGCGTCTAAAGACCAACTAAAGATGCTGGTTCGCGATGGCTCCCCTGAGGTTCAGCAACTAGCAGAAACTGTTTTGAAACAGCGTAAGGCTGACAAGTTGGCAAACACTTACTTCAAGAACTTCCTTGAGGGAAACATCAACGGAATTGTCCACCCGTCTATTCGTACCCTTGCGGCGCGAACTGGCCGTATGTCTATTACCGAACCTGCCCTACAAACTTTGCCGTCTGGAGATGCCACCGTTCGTCGTGCCTTTATCCCTAAGGATGAAGACCACCTAATCATTTCTTCTGACCTTGACCAAGTCGAGTTCCGTCTAACAGCGAACCTAAGTCAAGACCCAGACCTCATAAATCTGTTCAACGAATCTGACCGCACTGGTGGAGATGTGTTCACCGAGATTATGCGTCAGGTATACCAAGACCCGACGGCGCAGAAGTCGGACAACCGACGCAAACTTATCAAGGGCGTTGTGTACGGAAAGTTGTATGGTGCTGGTGTAGCAACTATGGCACTGACCGCTGGAGTGTCTGACGCCCAAATGAAATCGGTTGTAGATGCTTTTGACTCTAGTTATCCTGGTGTTCGTCATATGGCTCAGGCTATTGAAGATGCTGGTATGCGTCGTCTCAAGACTGAGGGTTCTGGTTATGTGAAGACTAGAACTGGTCGCCGTCTACCCTGTGATGATGACCGTGTGTACTCACTAACTAACTATTTGATTCAAGCAAGTGCTGCTGAAATCTTTAAGCAGAATCTAATCAAACTTGACCAAGCGGATTTGACTGAGTATTTGATTGTCCCTGTTCACGATGAAATTGTTCTAAATGTTCCGAGAGAGGGCTATCAAGAAATTATGGAAACTGTAAAGCAATGTATGACAACTACAGAGGGTTGGGATGTTCCGCTAACCGCTGGTGTAGATGGTCCGTTTGAGAACTGGGGGAGCAAGTACGATGAGTAAGCGTCTAATTCTTAGTGTTGACCCTGGTAAAGCCAGTGGCATCTGCTTGTTTGAGTACGAAAAGGGTCATGAGCCAAAACTTATTTGGTCTGGTGAGTACCAACAAAACGAGTATGCTCAGCCGATTAGAAATGCTTTTGTTTCTTATGTTCAATACGGTATGCCGATAGAAGTAGTCTGTGAAAGATTTACTATCAACGCTCAGACTGTACGCAACGCTCAGGCTCCGTACTCGCTAGAGCAAATTGGTATTCTCAAGCAGATTATGCTTGACCACAAAATTGACCCAGAAACAATTATTTTCCAGTCTCCAGCAGACGCTAAGGCTATGTTTAGCAATGAAAAACTTAAGACCTTAGGCTTTTGGCACAAAGGTGGCGAGGGACACGCACTTGACGCAATCCGACACGCCGTGCTACGATTAGTGAAAATTGGTTGGATTCCTACTAAACTTCTAGATTAGTAAGAGATACTATCGAAAAAAGTAAATAACTATTCGCGATTCGTGATAGTATGTATGTAATGACGAAAGGAAGCCAACTATGGCTATCAATGTAGAACTAGATTCAACGGGTTCAGACATTATTATTGACGCGGACTGGCGTTTCAAGGAACTCTGCAAGAGTCTTCCTGGCGCAAGTTTTGATGGTTCTATTAGCAAGTGGAAAGTTCCAGTATCTTGGTCTGCTTGCCTAGCCCTACGCTCTACATTCAAAGACGAACTTGTACTTGGAGATGCTCTAAGGGCTTGGGCTTCTAACGAGCGTGCTGTCAGAATTGACCCTGCTATGGCTCTCCGTGACCTAGAAATTTTGCCAGACGATGTAACTGGCAATGAAGACCTATTCCCACATCAGCGTGCTGGAGTAAAGTATTTGGCTACAGCCAAGCGTGCGCTCCTTGCTGACGAACCGGGTCTTGGCAAGACTGCTCAGGCTATCCGCGGGCTAAAAGAAATCCAAGAGAATGGCGAATCTGTTTTCCCAGCGATGATTGTCTGCCCTAACACTTTGAAAAAGAACTGGCAGCGTGAGTTCAAGAGATGGTGGCCAGAAGTAAAGGTACAAGTTATCTCTGGAACTGCCACGCAACGCCGTAAGCAGTTTGACGAACAGGCTGATATCTATGTAATCAACTGGGAATCACTACGCACTCACTCACGCCTAGCGCCCTATGGTGCGATTGCCCTTGCTCGTTGTAAAGCCTGTAAGGGTCACGATGACCGAGTAACTGAAACTCGATGCGAAGTCCACGAGCGTGAACTAAACCGTATCGACTTCAAGGCTGTGGTTGCTGACGAAATGCACCGCTCAAAAGACCCTAAGTCAAAGCAGAGCCGTGCCCTATTCGCAGCAAGTGGCAATGCCGAGATTCGTTTTGCTCTCACAGGAACTCCAGTGGCAAACAATGTCTTAGATATGTGGGCGATTCTTCACTGGATTAGCCCTAAGGAGTTCCCTACAAAGAGTAAATGGATTGACCGTATGGTCGACACTATGCTCAACGCTTTTGGTGGAATGATGGTTCTTGGACTAAAGCCACATATGGAAGACGAGTTCCACAAGACTGTCGACCCTATGATGCGCCGTATGCTCAAGGCTCGCGTACTTCCTTGGCTACCTGAGATTATGAACGAGCGTCGCGATGTAGAGATGTCTACCAAGCAGAAGAAAGCCTACGAGCAGATGCGCGACAATATGATTGCGTTGCTTGAGGGCTCTTCTGGTGGGGCTGAAACTCTAGTTGCCCCTAGTGTCCTTACCCAGACAACTCGCCTACTTCAGTTTGCTAGTTCATACGCTGAAATCACAGCAGACGAAAAGACAGGTGAGCCTAGGGCTACTTTGTCAGCCCCCTCTTGTAAGGTTGATGCTCTAATGGATGACATCAAAAACGGAGACTTCGGTGACGACAGCGTGGCTGTCTGTGCCGTATCTCGTCAGTTGCTAGAACTTCTTAGTGAGGAACTAGATAAGGCGAAGATTCCACACGGAATGATTACTGGAGCACAGAACGAAGAAGAGCGTCAACAATCTATTGACGACTTCCAATCTGGTCGCACTAAGTGGATTCTGTTCACAGACAAGGCTGGTGGTGTGGGTGTGACTCTAACCGCAGCACGCCGTCTTGTTATGCTACAGCGACCTTGGTCGCTCGTAGACCACAAGCAAGCACTTGACCGTGTCCACCGCATCGGTTCAGAAATTCACGACTCTGTTGTGATTATGGACTATGTGACTGAGGGCACACTTGAAGAGCGAGTTATCCAAGTTCTAGAAACTAAGGCTGACAACTTCGAGCAGATTGTTCGCGATAAGAGTAAGTTACTAGAGTTGCTAAAAGATGACAAGGTTGGTAAGTTGTAAATATGAATGACGAAACTACAAACGAAGTAGAAGTATCTTCTGAAGAGAAGAAGCCTTACACACTCTCTAACTCAGAGATTCAAGTCTTCAAAGACTGCCGTCGCAAGTGGTGGCTCGGTTACTACCGTCGCCTACAGCCACGCCAAAAACAGTTCACTGGTGCTCTAGCCCTAGGCTCTCGCGTTCACGAGGCTTTGGATATGCACTACTCGACTGGTCAAGATTTGCTTGAGGCTCACTCACAACTTGTTGAGCGCGACCTAGCGAAACTTGTTGCTGAGTACCGCGACACATACGACCTTGAGGCTGAGGCTGAACTTGGTCGCATTATGCTTGAGGGCTACCTTGAGTGGATGGCAACCGAGGGCATTGACGCAGACCTAGAAATGATTTCTACTGAAGAGATTATTCAGATGCCATTGTTTGATGGCGATGTAGTTCTTCAAGGTAAGTTGGATATGCGTGTTCGTCGCAAGAGCGATGGTGTTCGTATGTTCCGTGACTTCAAGACTCTAGGTGGCTCGTTCGCTGACTTCGCTAACCAAGCGCAGATGAACGAACAGATTCTTACCTATATGCTTTTGGAATCCGCTCAGAACAAGAATCCTGAAGAGCGTTCCGAGGGTGGCATCTTCACAATGCTAAAGAAAGTAAAGCGCACTGCTAACGCACGCCCACCTTTCTATGAGCAGATTGAAGTTCGCCACAACCAATACACGATGCGTTCTTTCTGGCAACGAATCCACGGAACCATCTCTGACCTTATGAATGTCAAGAAGTCTCTTGACGCTGGGGCAGACCCTAATTTTGTCGCTTACCCTAGTCCTGGCAAGGACTGCAAGTGGAAGTGTCAGTTCTACACTGTGTGTCCTTTGATTGACGATGGTTCGGCAGCAGAGGCAGCAATCAGTGAGATGTATGAGTCAGCCGACCCATATGGTTACTACAACAGCACCACCGACGAAAAGAAAGGTAGTGAGAACTAATGTCACAAGTACATCGTTCCCTCACCCTAATGGTCTATGGCGAGTCAAAGGTTGGTAAGTCCACCTTTGCTGTCACAGCACCATACCCTCGCCTGATGCTAGATGTTGAGGGCGGACACCGTTTCCTACCTATCAATGTCAAGTATTGGGACCCGATGCGCGAGGAGCCACCAGTGGCTGACGGCACTTGGGACACAGTAGTAGTTCAGGTACGCGACTACGATGTAGTCCTCAAAGCGTTCCAGTGGCTACAATCTGGTAAGCACCAGTTCAAGTCACTCATCATTGACTCCATCTCGGAGTTGCAGGTGAAGTGTATGGACAACATCGCTGGTACAGAGCAGATGAAGATGCAACAGTGGGGCGAACTACTTCGTCACATGGGGCACCTACTGCGCGACCTACGCGACCTAACCTCGCACCCTACTCAGCCTCTTGAGGCTGTAGTTATGACTGCTATGGCTAGCCGTGGTCAGGACAATCGTATGCACCCTTATCTACAGGGTCAGTTGAAAGTTCAGGCTCCCTATTTCTACGATGTTCTCGGTTACATTTCTAACGAGACCATTCCAAATCCAGACCCAACTCAGTTGCCTTACAAGGCACGCCGTATGTATGTGGAGCGTACTGATGAAGTTGAGGCTGGAGAGCGCGTTCAAGGTCGTCTCGGTGCTATTGTCGAGCAAGAGAACCTAGGCGTGGAGCGTATGCTCGACATGATTTTCGGTGTAAAGACCGAGAAAAAGAAATCTGCCTAGAACCGTTCTAGCAGATAACACAACCCAAGTAAGGTATGGTGAGTGCTATGAGTAGCATTAACTGGGCAGATTTAGTAAAGGATGCTGGCGATGTCGCTGGCGGAAATTACGAGCCGTTGCCCGACGGCGATTACGACCTCAAGGTAATTGAGGTAAAAAGCACAGTCACCGCTAGCGGTAAGACTATGTTCAAGTTGACCACTGAGGTTCAGGGCGGTGCTTACAACAAGCGTCGCGTCTGGGACAACCTAGTTATCTCTCCAGAGAACAAGAACGCCTTGGCTATCTTCTTCTCGAAGATGGCAGCACTAGGACTACCTCGTGAGTTCTTCAACAACAACCCATCAAACGCTCAGATTGAGGCATCGCTTGATGGTAAGTTGTTCCGTGCCAAGGTAGGTTCACGCACCTGGAATGGCGACAAGCGCAACGAACTAACCAAGTACTATGTACAGGCTAATTCTGTGACCGCTCCTGTTGCAGAGGCTCCAGCAGCCCCTGCTCCTGCTCCAGCACCAGCCCCGGCTCCTGCTCCAGCACCTGCTGCGCCACTTTCGGCACCAGCAGACTCTCCTTTCTAGGAACCACGATTAGGGACATCGCCCGCTATAATTAGTGGTGGGCGGTGTCCCTTTTTACATATACACATAAGGAAATAATGTCAAAGGTTTTTCTCACTGGTATGTCTGCCCCGCAAGCATCATCAAGTGCAAACCAAAAGTCACTAAGTTTTGCGGGAGTCCTAAATCAAGTCTTGACCAGTGCTGGTCACGAAGTGACTTGGGCTAGCCCTAGCGTACATATGACTAGGGAGTCATTGGACAAGTTTGATGCCGTATTGGTGGGAGTATCTCCTATCAGTAGCGTTGGCTCCAATAGGGTTTACGGTGCTTTGAGTGTAATCAATACACTAAAAGACTCAGATAAATTGACTCTGTTTGTTGATGCCCCAAACACTAGCCAAATTGAGCCGAGCCTGAAATCAGTAATTAACAATCCAGAAAGCCTCGTCAAACCTTTTTTCTCTTATCGTAAAGAGTACTCAAATGTGGTGGCTGACAAAGAGTTGCTTGACTCTGTAATGTCTGGTGCTAACTATCTTTATACCCAAGATTGGGTCACTACTATCTACCCGCAATTGCCTTGGAACTCTTCTACTAGGTTGCCTAGTAATGCTAAGAAAAACTTAGTGGGCATAAATCTAGACTCTCATCTAGTTGTTGAAGAGCCTATAGATGCCGATAGAAGACCTAAATGGGTTATTGATAACCTATCTACCCCGTGGGCAAAGAACACTATGGCTACGCTTAGTCTCCCAAACTCTCTTATGAAATGGAACAAGGGTTGGACAGATGCTCAAGTTCTGGAGCAGATATCGCGTTCTATTGGTGCTGTGATTTCACCAGATAAAAAAGACGGGACATACTGGTCATACAGGTATGCTCAAGCAATGAACACCAACACTCCAGTTGTCACTGACTGGTCAGAGAGCGGTGCCATTGGAGATGCTTGGAATGTATTGGCTACAAACATTGATACAATGAGCCAAGACAAAAGAGATTTGATTGCTACGGCTCAGCGGGAGATTTACATAGCCAGCATCCCTAGCAAGCAAAAGGCTGTAGAAACTCTACAGCAGTTAATATTTAGGAGAGACTAATGCCAAAAGTAGACATTGACTGGGTAAAAAACCAGTTTTCTAAAATCAATATTCACAAGGGAACTGGTCTGGCAATTATTGAACTGCTAAAGACTTGGGAGTCTCTAGATATCAAAAAGCCAGAAGTTGCTAAAACTGTTTTGGCAGTTTTTGCTGAGTTGGCTCAGGGTCACGCTATTGTCCCAGCGGACAACTTTACTTGGACACAGGCACGCAGAGGTGACATCAAAGTGCGCGACATTGTTCGTGTAAAGGCAGATGCTTTTGGTGGAGAGGCTGGTCACGCTCACAACGGAAGAACTGGTGTGGTTATTGCTATCCGTTCTGGAGACATTATTGTTGACATCACTGACGAGCAAGAGCCAGCAATCAAAGGCGCTCACTACAGCCCAGACCTATTGGAGAAAAGAGTCTCAGCCTAATGAAAACCAAAATTACTTTTGAAGTAAATGGTAGTAACAGGGCAGACATCGAGCGCAGAGCACTGACTCAGATTGCCGAGTTCTTAGGAATAGAGCCTGATGATGTCGAATCTAAGTGCGACATTGAACTTCACATTGAGCCAAATCCTTTGAGTGATTTCAAAGCGATTGTATATGTACGAGTAAAGTAATGGGAAACTCAGCACCAGAAAACAAGTCTTGGGCTTCTGCCGTAATCAATAAACTCCAGCCAAAAACTGTCTTAGACATTGGTCCTGGCGAGGGCATTTACGGAAAGATTGTCCGCAAACACTCGACTAACACGAGGCGCTTAGTTGGGGTAGAAATCTGGGCACCCTATGTAGAGCAGTTCAAACTCCGTGATTTTTATGACGAAGTATGGATTTGCGATGCTCGTATCTATCCTGAATTTAGATATGATTTGGTAATCATTGGAGATGTTTTAGAGCATATGACTAAGGAAGAAGCAATTTCCTTATGGAATAAAGTTTCTAAACAAGCAAAATACGCTCTAATCTCTGTTCCGATTATCCACTTCCACCAAGGCGCTACCAATGGAAATCCTTATGAAGTTCATGTAAAAGAAGACTGGACTAGCGAAGAAGTGTTAGAAAGTTTTCCAGGCATAGTGGCTCACGAAGATTTTGAAGTTACAGGGATTTACTTAGCAAAGTTTGACAACGCCAAGAAAAAGAAGTAACATCTATAACAAATGACAAAAGGACAATCATGCAAACATTTGTACCACTTACCAGCACTGTAGACGACATCGCTAAGGTGCTCGACAACAAGCGTCTAAACAAGCAAGCCCTTGAAGGCTGGCAGATTCTTATGACCCTGCTAGAACTAGACCCTCAGGGCAACCACCGAGTCCCTAAAGGCTGGGTAAACCATCCAGCAGTCAAGATGTGGCGTGGGCACGAGATGGCTCTATTTATGTACGTCAACG